GATGGTGGTGCTAAGATAGTTGCAGTGAATGGGGATAGATTATATATTAAATCAAATGTAGCAAGTTCAGTAGACGCAATAGTATCTGTTGTAGATGCAATTAGTACATAGGAGGTTATATGCCATACGTAGGAAACCCTTTAGCAAATGCTTTTTCATCTAGGGTAAAGCAAGATCTTACAGGACAAAGTGGTACAAGTTTTACTTTAACTCATGCAGTATCTAGTGCAAATGATTTATCAGTTTATATAAACCATGTACGACAAGAACCAACAACAGCTTATACAGTTGATTATAATACATTGACAACTACAGGTAGTGTTGCAGGTACAGATGACTTCTATATTATATATGATGAATTAGGATTACAAAGTATAGCACATGATTCTGCTCAAGCTATGAAAGCTACTAGTGGAACTTTTACTGGTGCTATTACTGCAACTGGAGTAACATCTAGTGGTGCTGTATCAGGAACTACTGGTACGTTTAGTGGTGCTGTAGCAGGAACTACTGGTACGTTTAGTGGTGCTGTAACTGCTAACAGTACATTAGACATGAACGGAACTGAACTAATATTAGATGCTGATGGTGATACATCAATTACTTCTGATACAGATGATGAAATAGATTTTAAAACTGCCGGTACGGATAGATTCCTTATTGATTCAAGTGGGTTTTTGCGTCAAAGATTTACATCAGATAACTCAACGACTGCTGAAGGTTTTTTTATAAACAATATGCAAAATTCAACAGGGAATAATACTTCTCTTATATTTAGTAATGATAGTGGTGGTAGAAAGAAAGCAGCAATCGCACATATTGACACTGGTAATTATGGTGCAGGTGATTTGGTATTTGCTTTAGATGGTGCAGATTCTGGTGCATTACATTTAACTAATGATGAAAAAATGAGAATAGCATCTAGTGGTAATGTTGGAATAGGAACAACAAATCCAGGCACAAAATTACAAATTGTAAATGATACTGATACTGATTATAATATTTCTACTGCAACAACTAACGCAGTATTAAATTTAAAAAATAATACTGCTGGTGCAAATAATTCTGTTGGTATGTCATTTAGTACAGAAAGTAATGGTGAATGGTACTTAACTGCTGTTCAAGAAACCTCAAGTGAGTGTGCTTTTCACATAGGTGCAAGAGCTTATGGTAGTAGACACGATAGAATGAAAATTAATTCTGATGGTACTGTATTAATCGGAAATAAAGATAGCAATCCAACTGCTTGGGGATTAAGAGTTTTTAATGTTCATGGAACTCATGCAACTATAGAAGGTTGGAACGATAATAGTGGTGGTAAAAACTTAAATCTATTTAGACATGATGATGCATCGATATTCCAAGTAAGTAATGGTGGAGCAGTATGGGCTGCTGGTGGATATAGTTCTGATAAGGCATTTAAAAATATAATAGGTGATTGTACTGAAGGTTGGAGTAAACTTAAAGACGTTCAACCTAAATCTTACAGGCATAAAAGAATATCAAATGTAGAGCAAGAAGATGGTACAACTAAAGAAGTATTTAGTGATGATGATATGGATAGCAATATTCATTATGGTGTTATAGCTCAAGATTTAAAAAAAGTTTTACCAGACATTACTTATGGTGAAGAAGGTAAAATGTCAGTAGATTATCATGGTTTGCTTATGGTTGCTATTAATACTATTAAAGAATTAGAAACACGAATAACAACATTGGAGAATAAGTAATGGCATTATCAAAAATAACAGCTGCAAGTATTACAGATAATACTATAACTAATACTCAGATTAATTCTAGTGCAGCAATAGCTAAAGCTAAATTAGCATCATTAGATATTGTTAATGCTGATATTAATGCAAGTGCATCAATAGCTAAAACTAAATTAGCTTCTTTGGATATTGTAAATGCTGATGTTAATGCAAGTGCTGGAATAGTTGCAACAAAGTTAGGAACAATGGCAACTGCTAATATGCCAGTAGGTTCAATAATACAAGTTGTTAGTTTAAACAAAACTACTGGTCACGATGTTCAAACTCATATGACTTGGACAAGTTTGTATGCTGATAGTGACTGTCTTAAAATAACACCTACAGCTACATCAAGTAAAATTATTATACACTATATGTTAGACAGGGGTAATGGTTCAATAAGTGGTGAAGCTCAAACTGATTATAGAATAATAACTACAATAGGTGGTAGCCAATCAAATTATGCATTATCAAGTGGTGTAATAAATATAAGTAATTCTGGTTATCGTTATGGTTCACTTGGTTCATTTACTGGAACTGTAGTATCACCAAGTACAACTTCAGAAATTACATTTAACATTCAAACCAGAGTTGGAAATTCAAAAAAGGGAACATTAAATCCATATCAACATAGTTGTGGAATAACTGCCATGGAGATTAAAGGTTGAGTACATTAATAAAAATAGGAAAAGCATTAGAAGTTTTAGGAATAGAAGAATACATTGTAAGAGCAGATGCTTTAATAGACACAGAAGAAAAGTTTAATAATGCCTTTAGAAAAATTACTGGTAAAGATGAACACGATAATGCAATAGAAGATTCCGACACAAGTAAGTTTGGTGTTACATGGTCACAAGTAAAAGCAGAGATGGATAAACAATAAGGAGAACAACATGCCATATATAGGTAAGCAATTAATACAAGGAGAGTTTATAAAGCTAGACAGTATTACTACGTCAGCTACAGCAACTTTTGCCTTGCAACGTGCAGGTGTAGCATTTACTCCAGCTAGTGCTGAATCAATGATTGTAAGTTTAAACGGAGTAACACAAGCACCTATTGATGCTTATACTTTAAATGGTAGTAATATTGTGTTTGCTTCTGCACTTACAAGTAATGATGTAATAGATTATATAATAATACTAGGTGAAACAGGTTCATTAACTACACCAGCTGATGGTACAGTAACAGCCGCTAAATTAAATTCACAGTTAGCTAGAGGTGCTACACCAATTAGAATAAATACTAATACACTAGCGACTAGCCAGACAATAGCTTCAGGTGAAAATGGTAGTGTCATTGGACCAGTAACAATTAATAATGGAGTGACCATAACTGTGAATGGTACATTTACGGTGATATAATGAGTAAGTTATTTGTTGATGAAATAAAAGGAAATACAGGTACTAGTATTACAGTTCCTACTACACAAAAATTAATAGGAACAGATGTAGCATCTATTTATGCTCCTGGAATGATAATACAAACAGTATATAATAATCAATGTAATGCTCAAACAACAAACTCTACAAGTTTAGTTGATACAGGATTAACTATAAATATAACTCCTAAATTTCAAAATTCAGTATTTATAATACATTCTTCACAAAACTTTTATGTAACAGAAGAACCAGGAACTGATGCTCAAGCTCAGTTTGTAATACAAAGAGTTATAAGTGGAGGATCTACTACTCAAATAAAATCAGTTGTTGTAGGAGATCATACTGGTAATGGCACTAGATCTACATCATGGGGTGAAAATAATTTTACAGTATATGATTCACCTAATACAACTTCACAATTAACTTATAAAACTCAATATAAAGTTTATAGTAGTGGTTGGAGTGCTGGTGTTCAAACATCCTCTCAATGCTCACATATTATAGTTCATGAGGTAAAACAATGACAAGCACAATAAACGCAGATAAAATAATGAATGGATCTGGAGATCAAGACTCTGGTTTAGATCTCTTAGTAAACGATCAGGTTAAAATAAAAACTGCTAATACTGATAGAATAACAGTGACTGATGCTACAACTACTATAGCTAATAACTTAAATGTTACTGGTAATGTTGAACCAACAGGTTCTGTTAGAGTAGATGATGGTCAATATTTTCAAGCAGGTAATTCTTATGATTTACAAATGTATCATGATGGATCTAATTCATATGTTGAGGACCAAGGAACTGGTGATTTAAGAATTAAAGGAAGTGTAACTAGAATATTATCTGATCAAATAAATCTTTCTAATAATGCTAATACATTAGATGGATTAACAATGGATAGTGCTGGTCGTATAAATAAACCAAAGGCTCCATATTTTTTTGGTGGAAGAAGTGCTGGACAAATAGGAGCTGGTTTTTTTGTTTCTAATGTATCTCAAACAAATACTGGAAGTCATTACAATACAAGTAATGGTTTATTTACTGCTCCAGTAACTGGTCGTTACTATTGTATGTTTGGAAATTTTGTAAGCCCATATAATTTAGCATCTAATCATTACCAAGTATCTTTAAGAGTAAATAGTAGCTCTACAAAATTTTATTATTTTTATCATAAAACTAGTGGTAATGAAGGCCACACACCTATCCATTTTTCTGATGTAATAACTTTAGCAGCAAATGATACTGTTGGTCATTATATACATGGAAATCTTACTCTATATGGTGGTGATTGGACTTATGCTACACAAGCATTTTATTTATTAGGATAGGAGAACAGAATGACATCAATTTTAAAAGTACAAAATATACAATACACAGATGGTGATGCTGCTCTTACTATTGCTGATGGTGGTGGAGTAACTGCTGCTTCAACTTTAACTTCTACTGGTGCATTTACATCTCCAGGAATAGATGATAATGCTGATGCTACTGCAATAACTATAGATAGTGCAGAAAATGTTGGAATAGGAACTACACCAGAGAATTATCATGCAAATTGGACAGCTATTGATTTTGGTGATCAAGGTGGTCTAGCACATTATGATGGTGGTGCTACCTCATTATCAACTAACTTATATCACAATGGTGGTTGGAAAGCTAAAGAAACTGGTACAAGTTCACGATATGAGATAGGTGCTGGAGGAACGCATAATTTTTATAGTGGTGCAAGTGCTAGTGCAGATGCTGCAGTAACTTTAACAAACACATTATCCATAGATGCAGATGGTGCTGTATCAAAACCACTGCAACCAAGATTGTCTGTATGGAAATATTCAGCACAAGCTATAGCACATAACACATATACTATGGTTAAATTAGATGGAACTAATAGAATAGCTAATGGTATGACTGGATTTACACAATCAAATACACATACAAGATGGACAGCTTCAGTAGCAGGTGATTATTATATAGCAGCAAGTATGAGATGGTACACTTCTAGTGCTATATCTACTTCTTTAATGGATATATACAAAAATGGAGCTAGGATATCATTTGGGTATTCTCATTCATTACCAAACTATGAGCAACTTCATGCAAATGGTATATTTACATTAGCTGCAAATGATTATTTAGAATTACAAGTTTATCAATACAGTGGTGGGAGTGTAAATCTTAATGCACAAGACAATACTATTCAGCTAAATGCATATAAAATAAGTTAGGAGAAAAACTATGACAGATTATACTGTAAAATTAACAGACACAGAAGATAAAGCAATGAGTTATGCAGCTTTATCAACACAAGAATGGGTAGACAATGCCCTCAAGAACAGAGCAAGGATTGCTAAAGATGAAATCATTGCACTTAACACAGCACACTGTAATGCTAACAGCATTCAAATAGCAACAGGTGAAGATGCACAAGTAACACAAGCATTTACTTTAAAGGTAGTTAAAACAGCTGAGGAAGTAAATAAAGAAGCAGAAGCTAACAAACCTGAATAGGAGAATTAAATGGCTATCACAAAACTAAAAGCTCTTGGCGTGACTGCTAATACAATAACGGCAAGTCAGATAGCCAATAATACAATAACTAATACACAAATAAATAGTAGTGCTGCGATAGCTGCAAGTAAATTAGGAACTATGGATTATGCTAATATGCCTGCTGGTTCTGTAGTGCAAGTACAAAGAGGATATACAAAAGTTAATGATGAAAATGTAACTTGGTCATGTGCTCCTGGTAATGGTAATCAATATGGTTCTGCTATAGGCAATAGAACTTATGTAGCTGCAAGAACATTAACATTTACACCTAAGTTTAGTAATTCAATTTTATGGTGTACAGGGCAAGTTGGTTGGACAAGTGGTAACTCTGGTAATACTGGAGCTAGAGGTGCAATGATTACTTTAGATGATACTCACGCAATAGATGTAAGCGATTATCCAGAATATAGTACGGCTTCTAATCAACCTTCATACCCTCCAGCAACTACAGTCCACGGAACTTTTGTTTTAAGTTCTGGATCACAATGTTCAATTAGATTAAGACCTTATTTATATGTTGAAAGTGGAAGTATTACTGCTAGATATAAAGGTCATTCATTAACAGTTATGGAAATAAAAGCATAAGATGAAACTTTCAACGGAGACTAAGATGTCACAAGAACAAAAATTAGAGATTGCTTTAGCTAGGCTAGAAGAAAGAGTTGAAGCTATGCAAGAAGACATGAAAGAAATGCGAGATAGTGTTAAAGATTTAAAAGCTACCGCTAACCGTTGGAGAGGCGCCTTCTGGTTAATGATGGGATTAGGAGGTACTATAGGTGTTGTTAGTAATATAACTGCAGGCTGGATGAAGTAATGTTATGGGTGCTAATAGTATTCTTAGCAGGTAAAGAACAAGAGCCAGTTTACTTTAACGACTTAGATGTTTGTTTAGAGTACTCAGCAAAAGTAGCACATCAAAATCATAATCAAAGAGTAGCAGGGGACAAAATATATGTGAAAGCATATTGTATACCGAGGAAGAAAGAATAGAGAGGTATAACTTATGGATCCTGTAACAGCACTTGCGGCGGCTTCAACGGCCTTCGGATTAATTAAGAAGGGCTTCGCGGCGGGACGTGATATAGAATCAATGTATGGTGACATTGGAAAGTGGATGGGTGCTGTATCTGATGTAAGTCATTCAGTTAAGATGGCAAACAATCCACCAGTATTTAAAAAATTATTTGCAGGGAGTAGTGTAGAACAAGAAGCTATGGACGCATTTGCAGCTAAAAAGAAAGCCGAGGCAATGGAAGAAGAATTACGTAATTGGATTAACTTAACTCATGGACCTAATGCATGGCAAGAGCTTTTAAAAATGCAGGTTAAGATACGAAAGCAACGGCAAGAAACCTTATATAAACAAGCTGAGCTACGTAGAAACATACTTCAAGTAATAGGAATCATATTATTAGGAATCGTATTTGTAGGGTCCATCATAGGAACTTTATGGATGCTTGTACAACGAGGAATACTTTGATTTATGCACATGACAAATACAAATTAGAAATAAATAAAGATAAAGGCAAACTTTATACATACGATAAATTAATATTTCAAGGGTTTGCTTTTAAAGCATTAATGATGTTTATAGATTTTTGTGATGATGATAATGTTAGATGGAAATTTCAATCACAATTAACTATGAGAGAACAATGTAGATTTAAGGAGAGGAAGAAAAATGATAAGGAGAAAACTTTATGAGGTATTCAATACTGCTTATATTATTATTAGCGGGTTGCCGAGCAGATTTTTCAGATATTGTTACGGGTGCTGGCGCTTCTGGCGCTGCGGCTGTTGCGAGTCTGATGACGTCAAGTCCTGCAATAGTTGCCGGTGTGACTGCGGGTGGTGCCCTGGCTGGAAGCATAGCGGTGGATGATGCGCCTATAACTGCTGCCGATTATGGTGGTGAAGATGGACAGATAAATTCTTTTTATGAATTAATGTCTTTCGCTATTGCAAACTTTATGCAACAAATGATAGGCTTAGCCGTTGTTGTCGGAGTACTATGGTTACTAGCAGGTTACTTTGGAGCACGTAAGAAGAGACCTGAAGAGAAAGCTATGGAGCAACAAGTTAGTATGCTTGTAGATAAAATAGGAAAAATGAAAGAAAAATAACATATTGAATGTCCCCTATAACATAAGGAAAACTACGTTTACAGGGGGTGCAATATGCTACATAATACAGAATTCCTAGGACCTGAAACATCTATATCACAAGAAATAGATATGATGAAGTACCGGCAAAAAGATGAAAGCTTTGATGAAAAGATTAAAAGAATAGCTAATACATTATCTGATAATGAAGATCATAGATATAAGTTAGAAGGTATACTAGGCAACATGAGATTTCTACCAGCAGGTAGAGTACAAGCTGCAATAGGATCTAATAGAATTACAACTGCATACAACTGTTTTGTATCAGGTATAATAGACGATAACATGAATAGCATAATGGAGAAAGCCAGTGAAGCTGCTGAAACAATGCGTAGAGGCGGTGGGATTGGTTATGACTTTAGCCGCATCAGACCAAGAGGCGATAAAATTAAATCACTCGATAGCCAGGCTAGCGGTCCTGTTTCCTTCATGGGTATCTTTGATGCTGTGTGTCAAACCATCGCTAGCTCAGGACACAGACGTGGGGCGCAGATGGGTGTCCTTAGGGTCGACCATCCGGATATTAAAGAATTCATTGCTGCTAAACGTAATTCTGATAAGCTTACTGGTTTTAATATTAGTGTTGGTATAACTGATAAATTTATGGAGGCATTGACTAATGATTTGGATAGCAGCTTTACGTTGGAATTCGAAGGAAAGCCGTACGGGACAATATGCGCAAAAGACCTTTGGGATGAAATCATGGATAGCACTTGGGACTGGGCTGAGCCTGGCGTATTATTTATTGATCGCATAGAGGAAATGAATAACCTTTATTACTGTGAAGAAATATTTGCTACAAATCCGTGTGGTGAGCAACCCCTACCACCATATGGCGCATGCTTACTTGGTTCATTTAACCTTACAAAGTATTTAGATGAAGAACAAATTGCAGGTGGTGAGAAAGCACAATCACATTTTGAGTTTGATTTTAAAAAATTCAAAGCAGATATATATCAAGTAGTAAGAGCAATGGATAATGTTATTGATAGAACTATATATCCATTAAAAGAACAAGCTGACGAAGCTAAGAACAAAAGAAGAATGGGATTAGGTTTAACAGGACTAGCTAATACTGGTGAGCTATTAGGTTTACCGTATGCATCAGAAGAATTTATGACGTGGTCTGAAAAAATATTTGCATGCTTAAGAGATACTACATATAAAGCTTCAGCCTTATTAGCAAAAGAGAAAGGTGCATTCCCGTTATATAGAGAAGCATATTTAAAATCTAATTTTGTTAGAGGGTTACCTTCTTCAGTTAAAAAATTAATAAGAGAACATGGAATTCGTAACAGTCACTTAACTTCAATAGCACCAACAGGTACTATTAGTTTAGTTGCTGACAATGTTAGTGGAGGAATTGAACCTGTATTTAGTCATTATTATGATAGAACTATCCAAACTTTTGAAGGGCCTAAGACCGAGAGAGTAAAAGATTACGCTTACAATAAAGGAGTTGAAGGACGATCAGCTAACGATATAAATGTTAATGAACACTTAGCTGTATTATTGCTTGCACAAAACTACATAGATAGTGCGTGCTCAAAAACCTGTAACGTAGGTGATGATATTTCGTATGAAGATTTCAAACAAGTTTATGTTGATGCCTGGAAAGGCGGGGCGAAAGGATGTACCACATTTAGACTTAGTGGTAAACGATTCGGCGTACTGCAAACCGTGGAAGAAAAAGAGAAGAACACAGATGCGATTGAGACAGTTAAGGAAGAGGAGCAAGTTGAAGCTTGTTTTATAGATCCTCAAACTGGTCAAAAGGAATGTGCTTAAGGAGATTTAAATGGCAAGCAAAGTTATACCTATTACTAACTTAACACAATTTGGTGTAGTTAAAGATACACCAACAGTTGGGTTAGCACCTAATGTATTTACTGATGCCAGAAATATAAGATTCAGAGATATGGCTGCACATAAAATGAAAGGTGATGTAGCTTTATCTCCTGACTTAACTATACCAATGCCTGGAGGATCTACTGCAGGAGATATATTATTTATAACATGGTGGAATAATCCTAACTTAGTTCCATCCAGTACTACCTATTATGTATTTGTAGCTGAACAAAAAATAGGTGGTAGCGTAGTAGGTAATCGTACATTTCTTTATAGAACTGATGGTACTATAGAAGATGTAACTCCTACCATAGACCTACAAGGTACTGGAGCTAATAAAGGTTTTGCAGCAAGTGAAAACTGGCAAACTACAGAATTTGCTGGCGGCTTTTGTTTAATAATAAATAATGGAATACAAGCTCCTCATTATATAATGGATACTCTTGATAATACTACTATAGGTAATGTACCTAACTTTGCTAAGTTACCAGGATGGGAATCATATAACTCAGCACCTAAAGTATTAGAAGCTACAGTTAAATTAGCATTTGGTAATACAGGAGTTACAGTTGATAATCCTAGGTTATTTGATTTAGGACAGAAAATAGATTTTACTAAGAACACTTTATTTGTAACTAAACAAACGCCCAATGAAACTACAACTGAATGTGCACCTATAGCTGCTGGCACAAATGCAGGAAGTAATGCACCTAATGGTGGTGTAATAGCAACTAACTTTGTACCAGGAGATGTACCAGCAAGTCCAGCTACTTCAGCTAATAGTAATTTTCAATATGCAATATATACTGATACAGAAACAGATACTACTAATATTGTTTTTAATACTAACATTGTAGAGAATGATGTTGTAAGATGTTTTGTTGTATCAAGAAATCCAATAGCTACTAGATGTGGTGTTATAAGATCTTTCGGTAACTTTTTAGTTGCAGGTAATTTAAAAGAAAGTACAACAGCTGGTGTTATACGTAGCTTACCAGGAGTTGTAAGAACTTCAGATGTAGCAGTACCAGGTTCAGTACCACAGAACTGGAATCCATTTGCAGCAGGAACAAATACTGCAGATGAGTTTACATTATCAGATACTGCAACTGTACAAGACTTAGTACAGCTTCAAGGTAATATGTATATCTATACAAATACATCTATTCATAATTTAAGATTAACTAATAGTACTGTAACACCTGTTGCATTTTCACCGGTTACTTCACAGTATGGCGCACAAACAACTGATGGTGTTGTAGAGTTTAATGGTAAACATTTAGTTGTAGGTAGTAATGATATATATTTATTTTCAGGAAATCCTGGTAATATAACTTCAATAGCTGATGCAAAAGTTAGAGATTATTTTTATAAACATTTAAACAATGCTAAAGCTAATAAATTATTTATATTGCGTAATCAAAAAGAAGATGAGATATGGATTAACTATCCTAAAATTACATACAATGATAATGGCACTATTAATAATAGTAGTACAGTTTGTAATGAAGCATTAATATATAATTTTAGATTAAATAATTGGACAGTAAGAGATTTAAATGGAATTGTATCCGGTGTTATAGCGCCAGTTAAAGGAGCCACAAATGCTGATAGACCTTGGAGTGCGACTACAGTTAGCTTTGATAAATTATTTCCAGTGTTTGCACAAGTATGTACATCAGGAACCAGTAATTCTGGCTCTTCTATCTTAGCAGCTGATATAGGTTATACACATAGAGTACTAGATAATAGTGATGATCCTTATACTTCTTACTTAGAACGCAATACATTATCAATAACACCTGAATTTTATACTGAATCATTTCAATCAATAGCTTTATTAACTCAAGGTACTGGTACATTAAATGTTAAAACAGTTTCAAGTAATAGCCCAGGAGCTACAGTAGACTTTGCTAGCCCTAATGTTACAGGTACTTTTAATGTAGCTACTTCATATAAATCAGATGCTAGATTAAATGGTAGATTTGTAAGTTATAGAATAGATGATGGTACAGCTACATCAACATCGTGGAATTTATCTGGTATTCAAATTGAAGTACAAGATGGAGGAACAAGATGACGATTACAGAACCTTCACAATATAGTGATAAAGATCCTTCACAATCTGCATGGGAAAAACAAGTTACTGAAGCTACTAATAGAATACAACATCAAATAGATAATATAAATGAATCAGTAAATACTTCCGAATCTTTAGTTGCAATATATTCTAAAACACAAGATGGTGCAGTACAACAGTTTACACCATTTGCAGACGGTGATGGATTTGTTGCATACGTTGCATACACAGATTCATTACCTACTTTACCTGTTACCGGTGCAACATTCTCAGCATACTCAGATGAAGAAATAGATGTTATAATAAAACAATACAGAGAAGTAGCAGCAAGACCTACTAATCCAGGTACAACATCTTATCAAGTATCAGGTGCTGTATGGACTTCAAGTAGTAACTGGACTAAAACAAAACTAAATAGAGCTGGTGTTAATGTATGGTTTTGTGAAGCTAAAATAAAAGGGCAAGCTGGTCAAACAGTTACAGCTAAGTGGAGTAACCCTAAATTATTATATGGTGGTGCAGTAGCTAACGGTATACTATATTATAATGCAGCATCCACAGGAGCACCATCAGCGCCAACAGCAACTGGTTATGATTATGATTCAGGTGTATTTACAGGATTAACTTCTGGCTGGCAATATGTTCCTATCACTTCTGCTATGGGTGGTGGTACAACTATATCACATAAGCATTGGCAAGTTACATTTCATGTTGAAACTAGTGAAGTTACTAATGGTCAGATAATAACTTTTGGAACTGTAGAAGGATTTATACCTATTGGTTCTAACTTACAATCAGATACTTATAGTGCAGGTAGTGCTGGTTGGAAAATAGAAAGAGCAACAGGTAATGCAGAGTTTAATAATGTAACTGCTAGAGGTGTGTTAGATGCTAGTAGTATTACAACAGGAACTCTTGATTGTAGCGGTATAACTGTATCAAATTTAAATGCAGGTAGTATAACTGCAGGAAATTTAAATGCTGATATACTTAGTGGTGGTACTATTAATGGTGTTGCTTTAAATATATCTGGTTTAACATCATTAACAGGAACTATTAATGCACCTAACCTTAATGTAGGAGTTATCTTACAAGTTCATGCAGGTAATGTAGGCTTTGGAAATGCATTTAGTTTTACTACTACAAATGAATCTACTTTTAATACTGATCTTATTTTATTATCTACAGCTACAGCTAACCAATATGGTAATACTGCAACTGTTGGTAATATTACTGTTCGAGTAATAATAGGTGGTGCAGTTACTAGTTTAGTAGGAGTAGCTGTTGGAGGAGCATCTGGAACAGGAAGTAGAGCTTTGATAGATGCAAGAAAAATACAAGTTGGAAAAAATGTTTCAGTAGTTGTTAATGGTGCTGGAAGTGTAGATCCAAATAATCCAGCTAGTGTGATTGGAAGTTGTATTGCTTTAGAGGTGAGGAGAGTATAATGTTTATTACTTTAGAGAATAACGTAGTAGTTGGATGGGGTACAGCAAAACCTGATGAAGGATTAACGTATGTTGAATCTGATGAAAAGTTTGATATGTATTGGGAATACGATCCTTCTACTAAAAAGTTTAATAAACCTGATCGTTTTAAATTTAATGATATAAGATTTGAAAGAAATCGGTTATTACAAGCTTCAGACTATACACAATTATCTGATAGCACATATCCAAGTACACAAGATGCATGGAAAACTTATAGACAACAACTTAGAGATATAACTAAAGGAGTTACAGATCCTGATATGATTGTATTTCCTGAGGAGCCAAAGTAATTGAAGATAAGATTAATAGAGGACAATGATACATTAGACGCTATACGTTTAATGAAAGAATACGTTACAATCAATGGTGAGTTTCATGGCTTTGAATATAACGAAGCTGTATGGATGAGATACTTTTTAGATATAGTTGAACATCAAAAAACAAATCCACATTATTTAGCAATAGGTTGTTATAATGAACATAACATACAAGGATTTTTAACAGCACATGCGTATGTTAATTATTATAATAATAAATATATAATGGATGTTAAAGATTGTATTGTAAATTTAGAAAATAAAAATAATGCTTATGTAGTATATAAATTATTTGATGCTATGGTAGAGCATACTAAAAAGCATGGTGGTAAACACTGGAGAGCAGACTCAGTGAGAGGGGAAAGTGATTCATTGAGATATGGAAAACTATTAGCAAAAAGATACAATGCTAAATTAAGTACTTCGATAAGAGGTATCATAGGAGAATAAATTATGGGTGGAGGAAGAAGCGCGCCACAACAAACAGTTACTCAATCAGGTATTGATCCAGAGTTCAAGCCTTATTTAGAAACAGTTTTAAAAGATGTTACATCTCAGTATGAAGGTGACATGGCTAAAATTAGAGATGGTGATACAAGTAGTATTGTAGCAGCAATGGATCCTAGTCAAACAGCTGCACTTGATGCACAAAAAGCTTTATCTAATCAAGCTATTACTGGAACTGGTGCATTTGATTATACGAATGCTATGAATAGAGCTACACGAGATGTAGTAGGTTCAGCAGCTGGGCAAGCAGCACTTGGTGGTTATGGTGGATCAGCGAGAGCACAGAGAATGATGGCTAGTGCAGTCGGTGATAAGTCAATGCAATTTCAACAACAAAGACAACAAGATATAGCGTCAGGCGCTAAAGGACTTGGTCAAGTAGGTAGTGCACAACAAGCATTTAAACAAGCTCAAATAGATGCACCTGCTACAGCAGCTTCAAGATACTTTGGTTACTTAGGTGCTGCACCTCAACAGCAAACACAAACGACTACTGGTGGCGGAGGTAAATAATGGTTATACAATTAGCTAAACCGTATGACGAGGAAGAAGCAAAAAGAATGATGGCACGTGCACAGTATACACCAAGACCTGCTCCTGTGGCTCCACCAGAAAAAGGTATGGTACAAACAGTAGCTGAAACTGTAGGTGCTAACGCAATGGGTAAAGTTGGAGATGCTGCTGCAGGAAAGTTAGGTAAGATGGCATTAGGTAAAGGTACAGAATTAATGGCAGGTTTAAATACTGCTGGTGCACCACTAGGAGCTATGCTTCCAGGAGGAGCTACAGCAGGAGCAGCAGGTGCTGGACTTATGCCAATGATGGCTGCGGCTGCACCATGGTTAGCTGGCGCTGCTGTATTAGGTAAAGTGTTTAAGCTATTTAATAGTGGTGGTCCAGTACCTAGAGGACCTTTATATGCTGGTGAAGGTTCATATACTTATCCTAGCGTAAATTGGGTTCCATGGTATGGTGGTACATTAGGCGAATTAGAAGATGAAGCAAAAGAAAATAGACTTTACGATCATGATAGAACCCCTAGTGAATGGGAAATAAGAGGCTATGATAAAATGTTTCCAAAATTTAAAGGACTTAATCGAGGCGGCTTAGTAGACGGACCACTTTCAAATAATAAAGCTTAGGAGTTTAATATGAAATATAAAGCCACTCAAAAAGACCGCTATGGTAATATGAAATCTCTAGAAATTACAATGGATAATCAGCTACAAGTTCCTCCTATGACTTCAGCTGTACCAGAGTATGATCATCCTGGAGAACCTAGAGGAACTGATACTGTACCAGCTTGGCTTACTCCTGGCGAATTTGTTGTTAATAAAGAAGCAACAGATATGTATGGACCATTAATTAAAGAGATGAACGATCAAGGTAGAGAAGTTCAGGATATGAAAAAAGATCCTATGTATGCTAAAAAAGGTTCATCAGTTGAAGATAGAAAAATTAAAATTTATAAACATCTTGCTAATGAGTATGGGTTACCTGATAATCAAGTAGCTGCAATTATGGGACAAATAGCTCATGAATCTGCAGGTTCATTTGATCCTTTTAAATTAGAAGATAAAGTGCCTGAGTATAAACGAGGTGAAGGTTTATTTCAAAATACTCCTGGCGCTACTAGAATGCTAAAGCCTTATCATGAGTATCTTATTAAAGAAGGTATTATTCCAAAAGAAAGTATATTAATTGGAGGCTCAGATTTATTAAAAGATAAAATGACAGAAGATCAGGCAATAAAATCTCAGTTAGATTTCTTTATGAAAAGCTTTATGGATTTTGGAGAGACTACATTTGATAAAGATGGTAATCCTATAACAAGTGTATTAGATACAACAAATCCTGTAACAGCGCATGGTTGGAAGAAAGCAAATTTAATGAGAGATACTTTTGCAGATACAGATTTGCGTACATTAGCAGTTAAGACAGATTCAAATCCTTCATTAACAGGCAGACTTACTTCTTTTATAAATGTGCCTAATGATGCACTTGATGCAAGAAATACTGCTACCGAAAAAATGTTAAAAGAAATTAATTCAGGAAAGTATAGTGATTATAAATATCAAGAAGACTTAGGAAATATGCCAACTATGATTGGTACATTACCTCAAGATCCTTCTGAAATACCAGGAGGTTTGATTGTTAAAGATATTCCCAGACCTGACTCTGACAGTAAGTCTATTGGGCGTACAGTTATGGATGCAGCTCAAAAAGGTATTGCAGATACTATTGATACAATAAAATCTATTCCAAGTAATTTTACAAAGGGAGCTGAAGAAACTAAAGCAAGATTTAATAAAAGAAAAGAATTGTTTAAAAAACCAAATGATAAAGCAACAGCTGAATCAGCGTTTATGTTAGAACCTGGTGGTTTAATTCCAGGTATTGATTTTCCATCAGAGCCTAGGGATAACGAAGAAAACTTTATTAAAAGAATGTTAGGTTATGATGATAGAACAAGTAGTCCAACACCTGTTACTGATCCAGGATTTCAAGATTATGGTGAAATGATACCTAGATTTCCAATTGATTATGATCCTCAGGGACTAGGTGGTATGCCTGAAATGGAAAAAATAGATCCTACCTTTCAAAATATATTAAGGCAGACTGTGCCAGCTCCTGTGCCTTCTTACGATCCTCAAGGATTAGGTGGAGACGAATTTATTCCAGAGGTAACACCAAATAATATGCTAATGAATCCTAATGCAATGGATGACTTAGGTCGAAATAATGACATGACATCTATAATGGGTGGTGATAAGAGTCTTGCAGATGCATTTGCACCTACACAAATTCCTGAACCATTTGGAATGGACGATCCTAATCTTATGAAAGCTATGGAAGAATCATTTACTAATGAGCAAGCTTATGATGGAACACCACCAGAAGGTATAGGTATGGGAGTGCCTGAACCTACATATACAAGTATGTATGATAAGATGGTTGAAGATGAATTAACTGGTTCACCTGAATATGAGATACCTGAAGTTATGAGTATGGATCCTCAAGGAATAGGTGGAGACGAATTTATTCCAGCAGCAATAAACAAAAGCGCTAAGCCTGATATGTCTGATATAAATATACTAGATAACTTAACTTTAGAGCAATCACCTGGCGCTATTAATTCTCAAATAGAAATGTTAGAAAATAATTTAGCTACTAAACTTAATGATCTTAAAACAATTATGGCAAACGAACCAGGAGATACAGAAGTTACTAATCTTTATAGAGAAGAAATAAAACGTTTAGAAAATGAGATAGGAGATAAAAAGAAAACACAAGCTCTTATTGATTATAAGAAAAAATATTCACAAGAATTTGATGAACGTAAAGCAAAAGAAAAAGAACAAGCTAAAGTTACAAGTCTTCAAGAAACTATTACTTCTAGCGACACAACTCAAACAGAAAAAAATGATGCTGCTAAACAATTAAAACAAATGAATATTAAAACACCAGAAGAAATAGCAGCAGAAAAAGAAAAAACAAAGCTAGCAGCTCTGGCTGGTAAGGTTGATGCTAATCTTGAAGCTGCTATGACTAATGATCTTACTTCAGCTGAAGGTCAAGCAACTACAACTAGTGCATCTCAGAACGAACCTGAAGTAAGTAAAGCTAGGAAGATGTTTGATTTCTTGTTTGGTGATATGATTGATAGTGGTGAAATAGGTAGAGCTATTGGAGTGTACTTAGGGTCTAGAGCTTTAGGTTATGATCATGGTAGTAGTATTGGTTATGTTGCTAAACAATATCTTAAAAGAGTTGATGCACAAAATGCTGCATGGGATAAATGGTCACGTGAAAATATGACTAAGTTTACACCAGCATCTATGGCTAAGTTTAAAAGAACTAGGAATCCAAATGATCTTATACCAATAGGTAATCCAATTAGATCTACTGGTAAAAGACAAACGTACTATCATCCTACACTAGGTAAGGGACAGGCTTTTGAATTTAAAGTTGCTAATTCTAATGGTGATGATACAACTTACTGGTCATTCGATCAATCAGGTAAAAATCAAGATCTAGTATTAGGGCCAGGTTGGACTAGCGAAAATGTATTAGATGTATCAACTGAAGAAATTAATTTGATTGAGAAAATGTTATCAGGCTTTCAAAGTAAATATGATAAAGTAACTACAGGTAGTAAAGCTAAAGGTAATCAGAAAACTAAATACTTTAGTTCAATGAGTAGTACACCTGGAGTTGTACCTGCGGCAGCAGCAGCTGAGGTTGCTCAGTGGTTGCATGAAAGAGGTATACCACCAGGTAAGTTTAAAGAACCTATTGCTGAAGCTTATAAGTTATTAATAGAACATAATAAACAAAGAGCTGCGGAGGGTGAAGATAGTCAAATCCAAAATTCTTTATTACCTTTCTTACAAGAGTCTACAATTAAATTAAGATTAGAAGATATGTCTTATATAGATGATAACGGTAAGAAGCAACCAATACCATCACCTATACAAGGAAAGATAGGAGATGAGATAAGAACTATGGATACTAAAGTATTAATGAAACTTGAAAGAGAAATTTCTACATTCTTTCCTGCAGGTACTGAAGATAGGTTCTGGGCACAAGCTGCTAAAGCTTGGATGAATAGTTCTGAAACTAGAAAAGAATTTGAAGAAGCTGCAAAGAAGAAAGTAAACAGTGAATACACACCATTCTCATTATTTGCACAAGCTTTAATAGGAAACGAGCTTCAAAAAGCTGCGGCTAATGCTACTCAATAGGAGTTTATATGGTTGATTTTAGTATGCTTCCTAAGCTAGACTTACCTACAATTGAGTTACCTAAAACCATTTCAGGAAGCGGTGGGCATACATTTATTGATGGTGATACATTAATGAATGAGGAAGGTAACTTACTTAGAATACAAGGATTAAGTGCACCAGAAATTCAAAGGCTTATGGATTCTGGTTATATGAAACCTGGTACGCCTGGTGGATTAGAAGCTTATAAACAAATTGAAAAGCTTGCAGAAGAGTTTGGTTATAATAACGTACAGTATCTTACAAATGATGATGGCTCACCTATGATGGATGCTACAGGTTCAAGGCAGCTTGTAAGGTTAGTTGATGATAAAGGTAGAGACTTTACTGAAACACTTTCTCGTTATAATATTAATAAGTTAAGTAAATTTAGTACTAATGAAGAGATAGATAAGTATCGTTTAGGTATGGTTAAAAGATCTACTAGAAATATTAGAGATCCTTTAAATGAATATGAGAAGTCTTCTTTAATATTAAATGATGCTATTAAATCTGAGCAGTGGTATGATACTCAATTTGCAAAGGCTGCGTTTAATGAACAAGAACTTGCAAGATTAAATGCTGATAGACAACCTGGAGAATCATTAGCTGCTTTTGCTTTTAGAAAAAAAGAAGCTGCTAAGTATTCTAAAGTAAGAGTACAGCAAAGAAATACAGATAGAGATATAGAAAACAAATCACTTCATCCGTGGTCTGAAAGTTTTGATGTAGGATGGCAAGGAGTTATTGAAAGTTTATATGGTGCTGCTGAATTACTTGGTTATAAAACTGGATTTAATTGGTTAGAAAACGTAGGTGAACGAGGTATTAAAAGACAAAGAGAATATCTTTCAACAAAACCTGATTTAAAGCTAAGTGTTTTAAAACCTGTGCTAGATCCTGATGGTAATGTTATTACTAATGAATGGGATATAAATGGCTTAGGTGAATTCTTTGAATACATGGGTAACATGACAGCTGTTTCACTTCCTTATATGGGTGTTACTGCTGCAGGTGCTTTAACTGCACCTATTGGTGGTATGGCTGCACCAGCTTCTATGTATACAGGTATGACTTGGAATGATATGGAAGGAGAGAACAAAGATAAGAGTGCAACATTAGCAGTAGCTGGTGGTCTTACAATGACTGTTCTTGATAGACTAGGTATTAAATTGTTAATGGGTAATGCTACTGGCACTTTATTAAGTAGTAAATACCGTAATGAAATGGTTAAAGGTTTTATAAAAAAGAATCCTGGTTCAACTGAGCAACAAGCAAGAGCTGCTATAGCACAGATGACTAGGAAAGCTGCAGCTGAACTTACAGGAGATGCTGCAAAAGTTGCTAAAGAACAATTAAAGTATGGTAATATTATTAGATCTTTTGCTGCTAGAGCTGGTGTAGGTTTTGGTACAGAATCTATAACAGAAGTAGGTCAAGAGCTTGCACAATACCTAGCATCAACTGTTGGTAGTGATAAAGAATTTGATTCAGTTGAATTACATGAACGATTAATTAATGCATTTGTAGCTGGTGGTACTTTAGGTTCTGCATTTTCAGTACCTGGAACTGCATATGATGTAGGTCAATGGACTGATATAAATGTTAGGCAGCTACCAAACCAAGAAAAATTAATGTCACAAGAACAGAAGTGGCATGAAGAAGAAAATAAAGATTTGCATGATAGATATGTAGAAGGAGATCAAATACCTGCAGGAAAAAATATAGGTGATATAAAACCTGGTGGTAAATTTGCAAAAGGTAAATCTAAAAGTATTGAAGATAACTTTAATAAGTTTAGAAAAGATGCTTTAAAAAGAGATGCACAATTTAGAAGAAGACAAAGAGCACAGACAACTCAAATACAAACTCTTGAAAATCAATTAGCAGATCCTGGAATACCTGCAAATGAAAAAGCTATTATACAAATTAGACTTAATGAACTACAAGCATTGCAAGCTAGAGAGGGCGCAGACAGAACTTCATTTCAAGATAAAGTAGAAGCTGGTAAGAAACAATATAAAGCTAGGGATTATTGGGAAACATTTAAAGATGCTGCTAATAATTTACCTGTGTTATGGAGAGGAGGTCCAAGGCATTTCTTTTGGAAGGATTCTTTTGGAGCACCTACTCTTAGAAAAATGGCAGGCGGTATAGGATCTTACTTAAGAGCCGTGCATACAGGACAAACTTTAGAAAACTTTAAACAAAATAAACTAACTGAATTTAAAAATGACTTAGGTAGAGTTACATTTAAAGATAAAGATGGTAATGATGTTCAAGAAGAATTTAGTGAAGCTGCTGTAGCAAAAGCATTAGGCTATAAGAATATTAATAAGATAAAAATATCTGAAGACATATATGAATTCTATAGATTAATAAAGCAAACACCATGGCGTGATATTCAATGGGATACTTTACCTGCTAAGTTTCAAGCAGATAGAGTTTTCTATGAGAGTATAGCTAGAAGATTTAAATTTGCTGGTGATAGTATGTATGAGCAGCAAAAGAATGCTAGAACTAAATTTGATGATGGCTCATCGACTGGTAAAAAATGGACAGCAGGTAGGATTGAAAACTATCTTGGTACATTTAGATCTATAGATAAAGCAATGGTTGAAAAGAATAGGGAACAGTTTATAAAAGATCTACAAGAAGAAAAGAATTATACTTATGAAGAAGCAGTTGCATTAGCAGATGCTATATTAAATAATAATGATATTGTAGATGAAGTATCTTTGATGGACTTTAATGTAGGAAGAGGAATACATATACCTGGTCAGCTTAAGAAAAGAACTTTAAACATGGCAGAGAATGAAGTATTAAATAAATATTTAGAAAAAGATTTGTTTATAAATATTTCTAATGCAGCTAAAGCCGCAGCAAGATATATTACTTATCAAAAATATGTTGGTGATAATGCAGAAATTTTTAATGAAGCATTAGAACAAACGATAGGTAATAAAGAATATACTAGAGAGAAAGCAAACTTTGCTGCTGCGTTTATTCAAGATTATTTAGATGGAGAATCAGGTAACTATAAGAAGATAAGTAATCCTCAGCTAGCTAACCTGCAAAGAAACCTATTAGTATGGACTACTATGGCTGGCTTACCTATGGCTACTATATCTTCATTCGTAGAATACATGATGATACTTAGAGCGCTAAGTCCTGAACAAATAAATGATGTGCTAAAGTTTACTGCTAAAGAATTTGCAAATGCAATATGGGAAACCATGACAACAGCTACACCTAATATGAAATTAGCTACATCAACTGAAGGACAGCTGGCTAAAGAAAGAAGGCAAGCTCGTTTAAAAAGATTAGGTTACTTTACTTGGGATACAGGTGCAGCTCAAACTACAGGTGCTACTGAGAATACATTTGCTTCAAGATATTTATTAGATAAGTATTTTAGAATAATCTTATTACAACAATGGACTGATATAACACGTAATATTCGTGGTGCTATTGCTGATGATTTTATTATGGATCATTTAAGAATTATAAAAAATCAAAGAGATGGTGATACTTTATATACTAATGAAGTACAAGAATCAGAAGAGCAGTTAAGAAACCTAGGTATAAGAGTTGAAGAACTTTTAGAAATAGATAACTTACCTTTTGATAAGCCAGCTGATATGTCAAGAGAAGATCACTTACTTATATTAAGAGATGGTAATAGAAGACTAGATGAGATATTTAGAAATGCTGAATTTAATTTTATTAATGAAGCTATTGCATTACCAGGTACTGCAAACAGACCATTGTTTTATCAGAATCCGCACTTAGCATTGTTCACACAGTTCCAGGGTTTTATATCTACATTCTCTGCAACTATTATACCAAGACTATGGGGTGACTATATTAAAAGAGGAACACCAGCATTGAAGTATAATGCTTTTGCTATCATGACTACAATGATTGCACTTGGTTTTGTTTCACAATACTTAAAAGATTTATTAAAGTATGGTCAAGGAAGTCCTTACCTAGATCAAATGGAAAAGTTTCAAAGAGGTGTAGGTTCATCTGGTATGTTAGGTGTAGCTGAAAGACCATTAAACTTTTTCTTTCCTATATATGAAACATCTTCTAGTAATATAATTGAAGCTATCTTTGATACAGGTACGGGAGAAGCTGCTGCTTTATCTAACTTATCAAGAGCAGCTACTGGTGCAGGTCAAGTATTGAAAGGATCATTAATGGAAGATGCTAGTATAGAACCAGGTGTATATAAGTTACTTAAGACTACTCCAGGTGTAGGACCGTTTAATCAGTTTAATAGATGGACTGCCGCAAAAATCTCAGCAATATTTGAATAAGGAGAATATAAATGGTACAATTTGTACAACAACAAACTGCTAATACTACACCTTCAGATGTATTGCAAGAAAGAAAACGCTTACAAGGATTAGCAAAAAATGTAGGGCTAGTAACTACAGATGATAGAATTCAAAGGCGACAATCAGATGCTGCAGTTGAATATAAAAATCCTCAAGAAGAATTATTAAATGAAAACTTAGCAGCACTAGAACAATCTCAAGATCTTCCTGATGATGCTACACCTGAAGAGTTAGTTAAGATTATGACTAGCCCTACTTATTCTGCAACAATAGATGAAAATGCTGAGCTACAAAAAGAAATAAGAAAAACAAATAAGATGGTACCTAAAGTAGCAATGGCTGCAGCTAACTTAGGATTTAAAGGAATAAATACATTAGGTGGTCTTTACAATGTAGCTAAAGCAACAGAAGCAGTTGGTAAAGAAGGAAGACCATTTACTACAGCGCTAGCAAGAATTGGTAAGACTGCTGCATTAGCTCAAGACTCTATTAATTTGCAGGTAACTAAAGCACAAAAGAAAATACTATTAGAGACTGGTAGTTGGAAAAATTCTTTCAATGCAAAACAAATAGGTAATGTTGAACCTAAAGCTGGTATAGAAGGTGGTGTTACATTTGGAACTTTAGAATCTGTTACGCCATCGGTATATATAGGCGATAGAACTATGCCTATAAATCAAACTAATATTTTATTAGATACTGTAGGAGCTGCATCTTTAAATGAGAAGGGAAGTATTATTGTAGACCCTGAGTTCTTTAATATCATGGCAGTAAATGCTGAGGACGCTTTCATTTCAGCAATGTATGCTACTGATCAAGAGCAACAGTCACCTGATATTTTAAATGATATGCAGGATGCAGAGCAACAAGAAAAATCTTATGTAATTAAAAAAGCACAGGGACTTGAAAGGTTAGGTAAAAATATTTATAGAGAATATAAACAAACTCGTGCAGCTATAGATCAATTACCTACTGATGCTTATATGCAAGAAATTGATAATATAAATCCCGGTGTATTTACTATGATAGGTGGTATGGCTAAAGAGTTTTATGCTTCTGCTAACTCAGATATTATGAAAAGAAATAATCCTGATGCTACTAAAAAAGAACCTGTATTATATTTTATTAATGAAGAAGGTGCTAGAATATTTGAAGATATGTATAGAATATACTCAGGATTGTTTGCTGCAAAAGAAGTTAAGCCTCAACCAGGATCTACTAGTGATGGGATTATTGGTGGAGAAGGTGGTCAAATTACAAAGCTAATGACTACACGTATGGCAAAAGATATAGGTGATCCTGATCAAGCATTTGAAGCAATGAAAAATCAGAATGAAGTAAAAATAAAAAATGATACACAAAGAACTAAGCTAAGTACTTTAATGTTTATGTTAGCTGTAGGAAATGCTGGAACACCTAAGTCTCAAGGAGATGCAGCTACTAATCAACAACTACCACCTGAGTTTGATTACTTTGAAGACGGACCTAATGGTAGAAATTATTATGCTGATGTATTTAAAATTGGTGGTGAAAAGTTTAAAGCATTACAAAATGAAAAGCTTACACTAATTCAAAATGTAAAAGACTTAAGAGCTGCTGGTGAACCAGAAGCTGTGATTAGTGCGGCACAAGCAATAGCAGATAACTATAGACCTAAAACTATTCTTAGACTTGAAAGAGAAAAAGCTATTAATCTACAAGAAGCTATACTAAGATATGATAATAAAGAAAATCATTTAACATATGCTTTACAATTATTAACTGGTAGAATGCATGCTCAACAAACTCTTTATAATCCTCAAGCTCATAAGCAAGTAAGAGGTGTAATAGGTGGTGGTAATGTATTTCAATATGTACCTGGAACTAATAGCGCTGCTGAATTAAATTTTAAACAAGGTACAGTTGCTAATTTATTTGAGGATCCTAAAGTTATAGACCCTGCTACTCAACAAAAAATGGGTGAAAGCTTTAAAAAGATGGCAGGCTTTCGTATGCCTAAAGAATTAAGGTTAAGTACATTTGAAAACCAGCAAGCAACTAAAGGTACTGGTGGATTATGGGATCAGTATGTAGCATGGGGAGAAGAACTTAAAAAACTTACTGCTACTTTTACTTTAGCAGAATCAAAATCATATTTAACACAACTTAAAAATGCTAAAAATAATTCTGAAGTTGCACAAATTAAACAAGTATTAACTCAAAGATTTGGTAATGATCCTATGAGTCCTAGATTAAAAGCTTACTTAGCTGAGTTTGAACAGGATGGTATTAGGCAGGGCGATTACTTAATGGCTTTATATGATTATGATACTGTTACTACAAAAAATAAAACAGCATCTGAGCCTATTAAGTTTAATGATACACAGCAATGGGAGAAGGATGGTAAGACACATGGACCTGCAACTATGGGTATGCAGTTTGGTAGTGTTAGTATGGCTAAGCGATCTGATATGATAATGGAAGTTCCTTATGCAGAGAAGATTCAATCAGGTGAATATAAAGATTTAAGAGATGCTATGTCTGATACTATGATTAATTCATTAGATAGAATTGTTAACAGTGGTAGTTTAAATAATCTTGGTAGTAATACAGCACCAGTTTTAAAAGAAATCTTGGATTTATCTATAGCTGATAGAGAAAACTTTTTAAAAAAATCACCTATGACTATGGGGTATGGACAAGATATAAAATCATTAAGAAGTCATGTTCAAAAAACTGTAGCACAGAATGCTAAGATTAGAAAGTTAATTGAAGATAATGGGCTTGGTTCAAAAAGAACTATAGACTGGCTTCATACAATGATGGTAGACTCTGTATTTCAAAACATGGATGCTGATGCTATTCAAACTATGGATACTTTAAAATCTGTAGCTTGGCAATCTGTATTATTAAATCAAATGATTACTATTAGACAACCCAATGGATTAAAAGCATATGCTGGTGGTGTATCATATACAGAAGACACTGATAAATTAAATTGGAAAGCACCTACTGGTACGAAGATGCGTGAAAAAGAAATACCTTCATCTTTATCAAATGATAAAATTACTCCAGGCACAATAACAGAATCAGGTTTAGTAGCAGAAACAACTTATAAAGGTACGGCTTCAGCTCAAGCATTAAGAAAAAGACAAGGTGATACTTATGAAGTAGGAGGATGGACTGTTAGTAGAATACTTGCTGAATTAATACAAGCATACGATGGTAGTATGGCAGCAGGTGTATTTAGTAATACAAAGTATAATCATAATGGAGGACCACCTTTAGAAACCGGAAACTGGAATAGAATTAAAGCTGTTGCTAAAGCTAACGGTTCTACTAATACTTTTGTATTACAAAACTTTGATGCGTTTATAGGTGACTCCGGAAGTATAGGTATTGTTGGAGAAGTAGCAAATGATATACATAAAAAAGATATCTTAAATGAAAATGCTGCGGCTAAAGTTTTTAATTGGTACCATACAGAAAGAGTTGCTAAGTTAAAAGCATTATCAGAAGATGAATCAACTTATGTTATGTTACAAGGTGGTACTTATTATTCGGGAGATGATGCGCAGTTCATGAAGATAGCTGAAATGTTTTCAGGTGAAAGGTATGTACCTAAAGGTAAGGGTAAAGCACCTTATAAATCTTTAACTAAATGGCTTAAGAAAAATATACATATGCCATGGGAAAGAGTTAACAGTAAAGAAAGCTTAGCTGAATGGGATAAAAGAAAGTTTAATGCATCCTGGAAAATGGCTACATCTATTCAAGAAGATTTAAAAGAAACTCTTGAAGCAATGAATAAAGATAATATATTAACTGGTATACAAATACATCAGATAATACAAACTATAAATAAGTATTTAAACTTAGATGCTGCTGTTGCTTTAGCTGAAAAGAATATAAATAAAGGAAAGCAAACTATAGCTAAGATGATGCCTGGAGCAACAAACAATATCGACTTTTAATTGTCTCCTTAAAGAGGAAAACAAATGAAGCATTTTAAAACATATTGGTTTTTAATTCCTGTATATTTATTATTAATTATGATATTCGGCGCAGGTTTGGTAAATGATTTATGTGATAGATGTGTACAAAAACGTGGTAATATATTATATGATGTGAGACAATACGATGATAAGTAAATTTTTTAAAAGGAGATTTTTAGATTTTAACTATGACTATATAGATTTTTCAAAACTGTTTAGCCG